TTCTTCACCAGTTTTGGCATTAATCAACTTTACCTTTGAACCTTTCTTTTTCTTTTTTCTATTTTTATCAACATTAAACTCTATTAGCATTTTTTCAGAAGTTGGAAATACAAGCTCTCCATTTTTTCTTACTCCATAAACACAACAATATAGTGCTAAGTAGTTTCTAAGAGTCAAATCATCTTCAAATATGTTATCTGCAACAGAACCATTAAAATATTTTTCAACCTTTAACATTTCAGCTCCCTCCTTATTCAACTGGCATTTCAAACACTTTTTCTTTGTTGCATCTAACCCCGTCTTTATTTATAATGTCAAACTTAGTTCCTGCAATAATAGCCTCCTGTATTCTGTTTAATACTTCAATAGCTCTTTCATTACTTTCATATACACCTATTCGTTTGACATCATCTTCAAATATTACAAATACTTGTTTATCGTATATTTCAACTCTGTTAACTCTCATTAAATCTAATCTATCTTGACTTCTAATTATTATCATTCCTAATACCCCCATCATCATTTTTCTTGTTATAATTTTTAAGACTTTCCGCATTTCAAGCCACAATATATCTCTCAATAAAGAATCCCATCCAGATATTATTGTAAAAGTCCCTTCATATTTTACTCTCTCAAACGGATTGTCTATTTCTGTACCCTCGAATGTTACTTCTTCAATTCTTGTATCATTTATCTCAAAACTTCCCTTATCGCATTCTAAGAACACTTTCTCACACTCATATTTCACTCTTAGACCTCCAATATTTTTCAACTCCTAGGAAGTAATATTGTATAATCACTCCCTAGACTATTTAACTTAATTAAAAAGGTATATCGTCATCATCTATTGCTTGAAAACCTTGTGGGTCTAATCCTGGTGGTACATATTCTTGTTTAGCATTATTATCATTTTTACTAGAAAGTAGTTCTAAAGCATTTACATTAACCTTAGTAATAGATTTCCAGCAACCATTTTCATCTTTGTAATTATATATATTTAACTCTCCAACAGCATAAAGGCTTACTTTAACAAGATATTGCACTAATTCTCTACATGTTTTCCTAATTGCTCACATTGAATAAAATCAGTTATTTTATTTCCATTTTTATCTTTAAACCTTCTATCTACTGCCATTGAAAAGGTTATTTTTGGAGTCCGAATTTGGAAGGTACTTCAATTCTGCATCTGCAACTAATCTTCCAACTAAAGTTATTGTATTCATTTAACTAGCCCCCTTCTATTTTTCTTCCTGTCTTCTGTATACTCAACAAAGTAAGTATAAGTTGTCTTGCTATTTTGCTTCTCTCTAGCAACTTTACTGTATATCCAGCTTTCCCAAGTAATCTTAATAACTCCAATCTATCTTGTTCTTTAAAGAACCACTTCTTTGTGCATATATTCTCGCCATTTTATACCTCCCCTTTCTAGGAAGCAATATATTGATATTTACTTCCTAGAAGTTTAATTTTATTTAAATTTAACCTTTTGACTTTTCTTAATTATGTCATCTAGTTCGTCTATATTGAGTAAAGGTTATTGAAGTTAAAACTTATTTTTATCACATTAGAGTATTCACATTTATATTAGACTGTTCTTCTCTGTTTATCTTTTTCTTCCTCTCAAACTCATTTTGATACTCTGTAAGTTCTAAAAAGTTTTTACACCTGCTTCTATCCAATTATTTAAGATTGTTTTTACATACTTATAATTCTTAACTCCACTGCCTACAGCTTCATCAATAGCTCTTATTATTACATCAGCTTCCATTCCATCATCTAAATAAGTCAGTAGTTGAAGAAAATTATTTGGAGTAATCACACCTATATAAGATTCATAATATTTTTTTATGTAGACAGTCTTATTTTTTTCAGATTGTTCAGCAATAACAGTAGTAATAACATCATTTTCTTTTAAACCTATTTTCTTTTTAATACTATTTTCTTTTATGTTGCCGATTTCCCGACCTCGGTTTTGCCGGCTTCCGGTTTCACCGACTTCGGTTTTACCAGCTTCCGGTTTTACCGGAGTCGGGAAAACGGCACACGGTTGAGATTCAGTCGTTTCAACACTTTCAGAATTTACATTTTGAGGTGTATCAAAAATATCATATCTATAACCTTTCATTTGACCTTTTTCATCCCTTATTTGTGTCCTAATAACAAAACCTTCCTGCATAAGCTCCTTTAAAGCATTACTTACTTTTGTCTTACTATCTTTTCTATAGCTTATTAATGATTTTGCATACACTTTATGGCTACCCGACCTTTGAAATCTTAACATTTGAGTGACTACTCCTACAGCTGAATAAGAAAGATTTTCATTGTCGAGGATTGTATTAGGTACTCTTGTAAATGGGTCGTCAAAATTTATGTGAAAGTATGTTTCATTATTAAAATTCAATATATCACCTACTCTTGATTTTGCTTTTCATAAGCATTACAAATTGTGTCATATTCTTGTTTTGTTAAATCTTTTATCTCTTTTCCAAATCTCTTAAATACTTTCTCTTTTAAGCTCTCCTTATTAACATTTGCATTACTTGCTATTGCATATAACCTGCTTAATTGTTTATCTGTTAAAATTCTATTGTTAGAATTACTTTTAGCTTCATTTTTGCCACTAGTTGCGTCAAAAGTGTCATTCTCAGTTATTTAGTAACTGAATTAAAATATCTAGTTTGATAGGTTTCTATACCTCCTAGTGCCTGTAATTCATTAGAACCTTTAAGTTGTAAATCTCTCATGGGAGAAGTAAATACAATCTGTTCTGATGGGTTTTCTCCATTAATTAATGTTAGAGTTGCATATTCATTTGTAAAGGTCACTATAGGGCATAGCTTAGCTTCTTCAAGTAATCCAGTTGCTTGTGGTAGAAAGTCTGCTAACTCAAAATACTTGAAGTTAGCGAACTTATTTTCTCCACTTTTCTTTAGATTCAACTTACTAAATTTAACTCTTACATCCATCAATTTAATGTAAATATTATTAATTTCCATGGTCCTCACCTACTCTTTTTTAGCTTTTGGAATTGTTAGTGTAGTTCCATATTCAATCCTGCAACCTTCAACCTCATGACCTTTTTTAATAAAATCTTTAATAGTGTTCTTATCTACTTTTACAACTTGCTCTACTGTTTTATATATAGCAGGTATCTTTTCTTCATCTTCTATGACTAAGCTACCTGCTGACTTTCTTATACTTATATTTCCTAAAACTGTTTCTACTTTTTTAGTCCCAAGTAATTCCATACAGTCTTTTATATTGCTTTTTAATCTATCAAGAGTATTCTTCTTAACCTTCTTTAACTCTTGTAACCTCTTAATCTCTGAATCTATAGAGTTTATATCACTGTCAATGTTTAATATTACTGACACTATTCTAGTGTTTTTATTTTGTATCTCTTGTTTTATTATTTCTTTTATTTCCTCTAGTTTTTCAGCTTCATTTCCTGTTGTTTCTGTTAAACCTTCTTCTATTTCTAATAAATCTGTAGTTAATTCATATAAAGTACTCATAATTTCCCTCCGTTTGTGCTATAATTAGCTTATATTTTATATTATTTTGGAATCGAGCCACTCCTAATGGCTCTTTTCTATATCTGAATATCTATAGGTCTATCTCTTTCAATTTCTTCTGAAATTAATTCAAATATCTTGTAATCCTCGCTTTCTTCATATTCTTTTATTTCAATTTGTGTATCTATAATTTTTAGTAATGACTCAGCAAATATTTTTAATCTTTCATTTACACTTTTTTCTCTTAAAGCATTACTTAACTCTATTTCATCTAATACATCTCTTTTTTCTTTTTTTCTAAGTTTTGTATAAAGTTCCTCATTTTTATTTATTTCTAAATTAGCTCTATTTAGTTGTTGCTCTACTGCATTTCTTACTATAGTTAAACTTTTCATGATTAATCCCCCTTAATTTTTAATTTACTTGGTAAATACAAGTTAACTAACTCTATATCTCTGTTGTATTTTCTAAGACCTTCAAAACTTGCTTTTATTTGCTTATCATTGCAAAACTGTACATAAGCTATTAGTACTCTTACATTCAACTAAATCACCCCCTCTCTAATTTCTTTCATTTCTCTAAGCATTTCTTTGATGTTTTTTCCTTGATTTCTAGTTATAAAATCATCTAATTCATAACTAGAAACTTTAGTTGCCCCTATATCAACTGACTTCAAAAGCCCATTTTTTATTAACTCATATCCAAATACTTTATCTATTTTCAATCTTTTACTTGCTTCTTCAACAGACATAAGATAATCGGGATAACCTTTACTTATAACAATTGTTAGTTCTTTTGGTTCTAATAATTCTATTTTCGAAGTTTCATTTAAGTACTTTGAGATTTTATTTTTATAGTTGTTTAAATTCATTTCTACAACTTTACGGATACCTTCTGAAAAACAAATTGATATATTATCTAGGTCATTAAAACTTTTATCTTCTTGTTTATCTAAATTGAAATTAGATATATTGCCCAATTTACTCACTCCTTTTCAAAATATTCTGTATTTAATTTTTATCTTCCAACTAGTTCATCTAATGTAACGTCTAAATAGTCAGCTATTTTTATTAATGTATCTATAGTTGGATTTTTATTTTCTCCTCTTAAAATTGCATATAAATTCCCTGAATCTATTCCTATTTCTTTTGCTAATTTCCATGCTTTTAAATTTCTATCTCTTAAAATTTTATTTATGTTGTCATTAATTGCCATTACTTTCCTCCTTTGATATACTATATTTGTAGGATAAATCCTATAAATATATTGTTAGGTGGTGACTTATGACTATTGATAAAATAACTAAAATTGAAGCTACTTGTTTAGATTGTGATACAAAAGTTATCATAACAGAATCTAAATTTAGGGAAGTTTGTGATAATGGGCTAACATGCCCTATGTGTAAAGAACACATATCAAATTCTAATTTTATAGCAGAACAGGCACTGCAATATAATTATGTTATTAATGATTTAAAAAAAGAATTAGATTCCTGTAAGAATATTCGTATTTATTAATTTCTATTTTGCTGGAGTACTTTGTTGCTCCAGTTTTTCATACTCCACTTCTTTTGTACATATGCAACATATTTTAGGCTTCAATCCTTTTTTAACTTCTACCTCATTATCAAACCCACAGTATGGACACTTGCAAAAATATTTTACTCTTGAATCGCTTGTATTATTTTTCATGTATTTAACCTCCTAGTTAATAATTAATTAAAACAATATATTTCAAAATATTCTGTATTTAATTTTCAAGGTACTGTTATGATTTAACCTAATTCTTGCTTAAATCTGATATTCCATATTTTAGAGCCATATCTTTTATAATAGATACGTAACCCTCTATGAGTTTTTTATCATCTTGTATTACATCTAAATTATTCACTTTCTCTCTTTTAGATTCAGATATACCTTCTTCCGCCATTTTTCTTCTCTTATTGATTAATCTTCTATGAAGGTCGACTCCGAATCTCTTATTTAATAATTCATAACTTTCTGTTCTAAGCATATTTATATGTTCAAATCCACCTTGTTTCTTTGCTATTCTGCAATTAGTTGTTGTGTATCTTTTCTCCAGTCAGTAGCATTTAATGAAACAACTTCTTTTATTGTTTTAACCTCTGTTTTTGCTTCTAATGCAATGTTATTAGCTTGGTTAACTTGTAGTCTTAAATCTTTCATTTCTTTTAAACTTCTATTAATACATCTTCTATACAAGATGGTTTTTGTTGCTTAACTTTGAAATATGTTTCTTCTAAGTTATCAAACTGTTCCCAAGCTTTGTCAGTATCCAATATTTTGCAGTGTCTGTTTGCTCCTCTTTCAGTCCAAAGATATAATTGACTAGAATGTTTTGAAACCAACTGACTATTAGTAGGTTGGTTCTTAAATTCTTTCAAATACTCACCTTGTAATAAAAAATAGTGTACATTCTCTTTGAATCTCTCTTTGTTTCTATTAAAGTTAGTTTGTATATTGTTTACATCGGTTTCATAAACATCTGCTAATTGCTGTGTAGTTAGAACTCTTTCGTTATTTCTTTCTATTACTTGTAAGTTATTCATTTTATAATCCTCCTTACATCACTTTAAGTGATATTATTGTTTAAAAAAAATGTTCATATCTTCATTTGGGAATGTATTTTTAAATTTCTCCAAAAATCCTCTTCCTGGTTTTTTAAAATTTCCTTCTATCTTTGAATAATAAGACTTAGATATGCCTATTCTTTCAGCTAATTGCTTCTGGGTTAATCCTAAATTTTTTCTAAACTTTGATAACTCTTTCATGTTACACCTCGCCTTCACTATTTGTGATAAATCAATAATATCACTTTAAGTGAATATAGTCAAGACTTTTTATCTCTTTTCGTGAAGTTTTTTAAAAAAGGATTTATTTGTATCACTGTTAGTGATACAATCGTAGTATAAACATGACAAGGAGTGATATTATGTTTTCTAATAGATTAAGAGAGTTGCGAAAGCAAAAAGGGTTAACACAAATGGAGTTGGCAAAATTATTAAATTGTTCTTTGAGTAAAATTGCAATGCTAGAAACAGATAAAAGAGACCCTGTTAAAGAAGATTTATTAAGATTCTCAGAAATTTTTGAGGTATCAATTGATTATCTTTTAGGAAAGAATAATCTAGACCTAAATCCTCGATTAAACAAAGAAATGGAACAAGCTTTGCACAAATTATATTCCTTAGATGAGGAGAACAGGAAAGCAATAGAGAAAATTATTGATAACGCTTACTATAAAATAATAAATGAAGAAAAATAAAAGAGCTTTTTACACTCTTTTATTTTTTTTACTCATTTCTTCTTCTATTAATTTTATTATGTATTCATACTTTTTGGGTTCTGCTTTAAGAATCTTTTCTAATTTAAATCTATTTTTTTCAAAATATTCTTCTTTATTCAAATGTACCATCCCCTATAAAATATTTTATTTATTAATTTCACAAAACATACGTTCTTAAAAATAGTTACAACCACCTCTTTTTCAAAGCTTAAATTTATAAAATAACTGTAAAATATTATTATATTTTATAGCTTCTATTATTTTTGCTTTATCTAGATAAAGTTATTTCTTAACTACATTCTAGCACAAATTTCCAACAAAAAGTGTGCGAATATTGCACATTTATTACAAGAAATTACACAAACTAACATATATAAAATTATCTAAAAGGTAGGTTAAATATATGTTAAAAGAGTTACGAAAAAAGAAGAAATTAACACAAATAGAGTTAGCAAAAAGAGTTGGTTGCCACAGAAGTCAAATTTCTAGGTTGGAAAATAATGAGGATAAAGATTTAACTATCCCTATTCTTATTGAATTAGAAATAGCTTTAGGATTGGAAGAAAAATATTTAGTAAATTATTTTGCTGATGAATATATTAAAAAAAGAAAATTACATAAATAATTCGAATGTTTCTATCAAATACTATTTTTAATATATAATATTATTTGAGGTGAATAAATTGAACTTAAGTTTTAATAAAAAGAAAAAATTTGAATTAAGCAAAGAAGAATTGGAATTAATTGAAAATTGGTTAGGTAATAAATATGCAGGAGATATGACGATACCTGCTATTGTTGACTTTTCTTTAGAAACTGATATTGAGTATGAAAAAATAGTTGTTTATTTGGCAGAAAAAGTGCTGGAATCACGTGATAAAAAACATTAAATATGTATCTAAATAAAAAAGACTATTAATTATAAACATAAAACTTTGTTTCTTATAGTCTTTTTTATTTATTTTATTTAAATTGATATATGTTATTATATAATTACATAAAAAAAGCTTTTGAGAGGAGAGATTTTATGAAAGGCGGCGTAAGAAAACGTGGAAAGAAGTGGTATTACTACTTTGATGCAGGTATAGTAGATGGCAAGAGAAAAAAGGTAGAAAGAGTTGGTGGAAACACTAAGAAAGAAGCTGAAAAATCGCTCCGTGATGCAATAAATGAATATGAAAATGCTGGTATAGTGTTTGATGAAACAAATATGAGTTTATCAGACTATCTTAACTTTTGGTACAAAGAGTATGTACTTCTTAATTGCAAATACAATACTCAGGAAAGTTATAGAAATTTAATTGAAAATCATATAGAACCTAGACTTGGTAAATGTAAGCTAAAATCTATAAATCCAGCTATTATTCAAGAATTTTTAAATAATAAATCAAAAGAGACATACACACAAAACGGAGAAGAAAAACACTACACAAAAGGAGTTTTAAAAGCGATTTATGTTGTATTAAATGCTGCTTTAAAATCTGCTGTTTACCCTTACAAACTCATTAAGGAAAATCCTGTTCAATATGCCAGTATACCAAAAAATGTTTTAAAGGTAAAAAATGAGTCAGATAACAAGACTATAACACTAGATGAGTTCAATAAAATACTAGAAATATATCCTAAAAATACAAATATCTATATTCCTCTACTTATAGGGTTTCATACAGGCATGAGAAAAGGAGAAATATTAGGTCTTTGTTGGGATAATGTTGATTTAGATAATAATATAATCAAAGTTAGAAAAAATTTAATAAAGAGAAAAGTTTCAGAATTTGAATTAGCATCACCTAAGACAAAAACATCAATAAGAGATATTAAAATAGGTGATACTTTGTCTAGGATATTAAAAGAGGAAAAATTGAATCAAAAAAAACAAAAAATTAAAATTGGAAAATGGTATAAAGAAACTGAGTATGATTGGGTTTGTAGAAAAAAAGATGGCTCATTTGTAAATCACAACAATATTGACGCTGCTATAAGAACTATTAACAAGAAACTAAATATTAACTTTAATTTTCATTGCTTGCGACATACACATGCCACATTATTATTAGAAAATGGAGCTAATGTAAAATATATACAACAAAGATTAGGTCATAGTCAATTATCAACCACTATGGACACATATTCACATGTTACAAGTAAAATGGAAAGTGAAACAATAGATATTTTGGAGGGCATTTTACAATAATTTGCCACCGAAAAAAGTTATGGTGGCAAACAGGTGGCAAAACGATAAAAAACATTCTTTTTTTTGCTCAAACACTGTTATTTTGCTATTTTATATAAAAAAGTCGTATTTCTCACAGTTATACGACTTATATTAAATTCTTTACATAAGTCTCCTTCAGATGGAAGTTTATCTCCTGGTTTATATATGCCAGATGCTATTTGTTTTTTTATGTTGTCATATAGTTGTTGATATAAAGGAACAAAGGAATTTACTTCTAAATCCATTTCTTTTTTTTGTCTCTTTTCATCCAT